GATGGGTTTGATGAAGAATGTGAACCAAAACCGGCAGCTACAGCCATGGTTTATCATCCTGACTATTGTCCTTACTTCCCGCGGGATTGTGCACACAACACGGTGTCTAGTTTGAAGAACAAGCTATTACATAAGATACCAGGCGCCGGTGAATACGGCTTAGGACTGCATCCGATTTTGAAAAAGATCGCTTTGCAGATTTCTACGTTTGTTGAACCCCTAGATTACGAGAGTTGGTCCCAACGATTTCCGAATGCTAAGAAGATTAGATTCGAGAAAGAGATTGGACAACGGTATCACGACTACATTCCTATTCAAAAATGGAATGATAGTAAATTTTTCATTAAGAAGGAAGCTTATCCTGAGCCTAAATATCCTAGGCCGATCATTTCTGCCTCTCCTGAATTTAATTTCTCTTCAGGTAGATGGCTGATCCCAATCAGTGAAGCTTTGAGTAAGCTCCTTCCGGATCACATCAGTTTCCCTTTGCATGGGGACGCTTGTGAAATCGGTTCCTTCTTTGATGAATTCAGTGAGTACGAGATGTATGATCTAGATGCCTCTTATTATGATTCATCACAAAAAGCTAAGGCTTTACAAGTGATTATCCTATTTTTACGGATCTGCGGAGTACCTGAGGATGTGCTCGATCGTGAATTATTGGATACTACCGGAGCTAGAATCACAAATAGGAAAGGTCTTAAAGCTTATTGCAAAAATGTGCGGTTCTCAGGACGGTCGGCTACTCTTTTGGGTAACACGTTACTGATGATAAACACTACGTTGCACTTGTTCGGAACACTACTGGTAGCTCTCTTGGCAAAGGGAGATGACAATGTGTTGTTCATGGAGAGGAAGATAGAAGTTGAAGATATGAAGAAAAGATTTTTGCAACATGGCTTCGTTGTCAAGTTGCGGAATGTAGACAAATATGAAGTTGAGTTTTGCTCGTCTTTGTTTGTCCCTTTTGCTGAAGGTTCGCTATTGGTACCTAAACCTGGCAAATTGATTGCTAAGACTTTCTGGTGTAAGAATTTGGAATACACGGAAGATCAAGTCAAGGATCAGTTCGCTAGCATACTGAAAGGATTGGAGAAAAGTTTATCAATCCTCCCTGGAATCTCGGGGTTGTTTAACAACCCTTTGTATTTGCAGAGATTTAATA